TTCATAGATACCTGAATACTTGGTTAATGGCTCTAAGGTTTCTGCAACAGTTGCATATCCTTGAGAAGCAAGAGCACTTACTTGTGCTTCGCTTAATCCTTGTGCAGTCAATTGAGCACCATATTGCTTGGTACTTGCTACATCAAGTGGTGCTAATTTATTGGCTCTACGTACTGCTTCAATAGCAAAGGCTGCAGTATTTATATTTTGCTTCATCTGCTCAGCACCTACATTTGGATCCATATAAAAATCTGTAAGATCTGTACTGCTATTGATATATCCAAGTTGTTTAAGAGTATCTACTCTAGTAGGATCAGCATTGATAGCATATAATCTAGCCTGATTAGCATAGGCATCTAGATCTGCAACGCTTCTTTTGTTCTTTAGGTAGCCTTGGATATAACTTTGGCTTGCAAATTTAGCATTTACGTTATATTTAGTAACAACATTCTTGTATCCTTCAACTGCATTAAATAATTCTGTTGCGCTATACTTGTCAGTCAAAGCATCATTATAGAATCCATACTTAGTATAGAATGGAGACTTAACTGTTGTTCCAGTCTTAGTTGTAAAATCTTTGCTATTCAAATAAATACTAATGGCAGATTCTGCATCAATGCCATCTTTAATTAATGTCTGTAAGAATGTTACGGAATCCTCTACAAGATCAGAAGGTAATCCTTTTGCCAGTAGTATAGACTTTAGAACCTGTACATTTGTAGTACCTTTGGTTTCTTCTTCTTCTTTTTTACTATAACCTGGATTGGATTCAAATTCACTACTTCCGTCACTGTATATTAAAGTCCATCCAATTAAATCACCATTAGCATCATACTTAGGTATTCTACTTACTAAAGTCTTTCCAGTTACTGGTGGCTCTTCTCCACCTTTGCCTCCACCAAGAGGTGGAATTACTTCTGGTTTATCAACTTTCTTTCCAGTAACTGGTTTAACAGGAGTAACTGGAGTTCTAGTACTTGGAGATGGTTTATAAGATTCCGCTGCTGGTCTATAAGTTTGAGGAACCTTAAAAGATTCTGCTGCAGGTTTAGTACTTTGTGTTGGTTTAGCAGTAGTTGGCTTTGCTGCAGCCGCTGCTTTTGCCTTGGCTATTGCTTGTGCTTGTGCTTGTCCTCCAACGGCCATTATCTACCTAATTTCTGTGTTAGACGTTCACCAATAGAGGCTGCTTCTTGAATAGCCATTGGGCTTGTAGCATAACGAGGATCATTCATAATCAAATTATTTAACTCTATTTCATTCATAGGTCTATAATTTCCCTTGTCATCTTTATAGTTCAAAGCAGCAACTATAAGTTTGTCATTGTTGTTTACAGTACGTCCAAATGATTTTCTAAGAACTTCTTGTAATGGAGAGATAAAGGTCATTACATCATCACCAGCAAGTACTTGATTCTGTACTCCTAGGTACTGAGTTGCTGCAACTCTTCTTTGCTTAGCAAAGTAATCGTTTAGTTTCTGGGTAGCAACTGTATCATCAGATGACGCTAAAACATCTTTAATTACATTTGCCACAGCAGGTAGATCAGGCTCTGATAGTAGGTTATTTCTATGAACTCCTACGATTTGGTCATAAAGGCTCTTGGCTTGACCACCTAGATTTTCGGTAGTAGCCACATCAAAGTTCTTAACAAGGTAATCAGCAAGGAACTGTTGTTGTTCTTCTGCAGTAAATCCTTGATCCAAGGTTGTAGTCGCTGTTCTAGTTACATCTCCACTTGTAGTCATGGTAGTAACTGTCTGACCCTTTTGCTTCTTAGCCTCAGCATTATACAGTTTTTGGAAATCCTCAATTTGAACCTGAGAAGGATAGGCTCCAAATGCCTGATAGTATGCATTAGATAGTTGAGACTTAGCATCTGTAAGATCAAGCAACTTAATAGCAGTAGCAATATTCTTGCTAAACTTTACTGTATTATTTAGACTTTTGTTTGAGTATAATTCTTTAAGGGTATCTAGGAATGGAATACCATTTTGAAGAGCAATTCTAGATACTTCTTGCATAGCCTTAGTATCATCATTACCAATAACACCACGAGGAGTAGTATCCTTAGATGCACCACTTCCACGAAGAAGAGCCTGAATATAATCTAGTTTATTTGCAAAACCAGGAGTAGGACTTGCTTCATTTCTCCAGTTTAAAAGATAGTTACCAATTGCATAAGAGTATGCTGCAGGATTAGTATATACTTGAGATTTAGTCTCAAAAGAATCTTTTGCCTGTACTTGAGCAAGTTGAGTTGCTTGTTCAGCCTGTGACATTAATGGTCCTTGGTTATATGCCAATTTATTCCTCAACCTTCAGTTTTGAAGCAAACACTCCATAATACATACGAGCAAATGCTGGATTGTTAATCATTAATTGTGTAGCCAAATTGTCTAACTTCTTTGCCTCTTCTTTAGCAAGCCAGAATCCTGCACCCATTTGAGGAGTAGCAGTAGTTCTTACTTCCTGTAGATACTTCTCTAAATCTCTATACGCTGCATAGAATTGAACAGTCTCATTATAGATAGGAGATTCTTGGAATGCTGGATCCTGTAAGGCTTTACCAACATTTGCAATCTTCTCTTCAGCAGATCCAATATCAACTGACATAACAGGAGCATTACCACCAAATCGATCATTCAATTTGATTATCTCATCTGTATACCAAACATCGCTATAACCCATGGCTGCTTGTTCCTCAGAGATCTGAGACTTAGCCATTTGGTAAACAATGTTTTCAGCATATTGTTCTAACTCTTCAGGACGTAGATTACGACGACGACCTGTAGCCTTTTGCCAGTTATAGTATGCAGTTGCTGCTTCTCCACCAGGGAAGAAGTAAGGAACTATATCTCCTGCTTTTGTAGCATACTTATCTGCAACTTCTGGATTCTTATTTAAGAATGACCAAGCATCGCCAGTACCACGAACACTTCGTGTAGAACCAGCAAGGATTGGTAACAAGTTCTTAATGCCAAATGTATCAGCAAATTCACCAACAGCAGCAAAGTAATCACCAGGGTACTTCTTGCTTATTTGGTCATATGCATTGTAAAGGAAAGTTTGAGTTCTTAAAGCACCATTTTTGTCCTTAGCAAATACCTCTTGAGAAGGTGTTGCCGGTGCAATAGATTGGAAAAATGCTGTATATAGTTGAGTCCAACGAGATAGACCACGAGCATCATTGAATAGTTGATTACGTTCAGCATCATTACCTAGTGGATTATCTCCATAATCACCAGTAGATGCTAGATAACCAGCCCAGTCTTTAACGCCACGTTCTACTTGAGCGCTATTGTTAATAGACAGTAAGAATGATTTCTTTAGCCATGCTGGAAATACTAAGTCTTGTATACCTTCTGGCTCACCAAATGGGAATATGATCTGACGCATAGCGTCCCATTCAGGACCAAATGCTTTAGACTTACCACTTGCTCCGTAGATAATCTGACCCATAGGTCCAATACCAGGGATTGCTGGGTTAACTGCACCGAATACAAGGTTCAAAGACTGTACAGGAGCAGTAAGTTGTAATGCTTGGGCTGAATCAATATTCTTGCCAGCCAATGCACCAATAATGCTACCCGCTAATGGATAACGGAAACGAGTCTCACCAAATTCATCTTTGTAAAAGAATCCTTGATTCTCATCATATTTAGTTCCAGTCAAATCATAGATTGCACTAGAGCCAGTTTGAGTCAAAGAATTATATGCACGTCCAAGTCTGTAGAACTGTACAGGGTTATCTTTTAGTAATTGACTCCATTTGTACATAGTATTGAATTGTGCCTGAGCAAAGGGGAAAATTGCTCTTACAGCATTTGAATACTGACGTTGCTTTGAAGCATCATAGAATAAATTCTTAGTATACTCAGAGGCTTTCTTAGCAGCCATAGAGTTCATAGTATCTAGACTAATGCCATCTTCAACTGACTTGCCTTTCTTACGGGCAGCAATTTCTTTATCAATAGCACGTAAAGAAGGGTGGCGACGAATGCTTATACTGCGACCATTTACAGTCAACGGTGCTAATGATTTAACGGCATTCTTTCTTAATTCTAATAAAGCGTCATCGTTAATCATATTTACATAACGGCCTACATGATCCCAGTATGACATACGGAACTCAGGTGAGAAGTTAGCAACATTCTCTACCTTAGTAGCAATATCAAAGAACCAAGAAACAGCAGTATCTAAGTACTTAGTCTGTTGAGGACCAAATCGCTTATCACGAACATGGATAACTGTAGAACCAGTCATATCTTCTTTAGGGAATGAACGGGCTACAATAGCCTTGAATGCACCATCTTCGTCAGCAAAATCATTGATGTTTCCTGCTTGTTTATATCCAGGAATCTTAATGTTCTTGCCATTAATAGTTACTTGTCCATCAGCCAAAAGATTACGCATATTAAGAGAACCAGGACCAGTACCAACTACGTTATTTACATAACGGGCTACAGAACCAGTAGACTCTTTATCAAACAAATAAACTTTTACGTTCTCAGGTATAATATTCTCAGGAGAAAGGTTATATTTTCCATTTACTTTCTTCTGATCCTTTAGAAATAGTTTGGCAAACTCTCCAGTTTGAACACCATTTCTACCACCATTTACTAGATCTTCTAGTATACCAGCAAACTTTTCGCCCTTACCTTCAATAAGAAGGCGGACTAATTCATCTTCTTGTCCGTCCATATGTCTTGCTACAAGAGGAATCAATCTATCAGAATGAGCACGAATTAAAGTATTGGCTAATCCTATATGATACTTATCGCTTTCAATACCTACTGCTTCATAGATTTTACCTACGAAAGCAAAGCGTGGATCTCCAGAGTTATAGTTTCTAGCAAGGAAGTTAAAGTTCTCTTCAATAGCCTCAGATATAGCAGCATTAACCTGCGCATCTTTACCTACAAGTTTATTACCTTTGACATCATTTCCATACTTAGAAACCTTGCCTAGTAATTGTCTTACTTTGCCACCATCTGGACTACCCATCATCATGGCTATATAGCCTAGTGGGTGATTAAATAGTGAATCATGTCCTGAGAAATACTGACGGAATTGCATTTCACCAATGTTACGCATAATGTATGCCACACGGAATGCTAATTGAGCAGTTCTCCAGCGATCACCAATCTCAGCATTGAATACATCTAATGCGTTCTTGGTGCCATATTTAATCTTATGATCGTTATATTTACTAATTAACTTTTTAATATCTCTAGTATCAGGTAGTCTAACTACGTCATCTAGGAATTGATATTCAAATATAGCCTGGTCACCAGCAAATGTATGAGTTGTTGTCTGTCCATTTAGTAATATTCCATCAAGAGATGGTAATTCACCTTTGGCTAGTTTCTCAGGTGTGTATTGCTTAATAATAGCATTTTCTCTACCAGTAGCACGGAATGCTTCACGTACTGCGTCTTGTAGATTAGTATCTCCAGGTGATAGTCTATTTGCTAGGGCTACTTGAGCCTTTTCAATTTCTTGGAATACTACACCAGAACGTTGTTCTAGAGATGTGGCAGATGTAATTCTATTAATGGTAGTAGAGATAATTTCATCAGGAATACCAGCAGATGACATCCAATCTTCCATACCATTAACAAGTCTATCAATATCATCAAGAGGTAATACTACAGACTGTGTAAAATAACGACCAAATCCCTTTTCAATACGCTCTACTTGAGCAATTGCTTTCTGAGCAACTGGAGGAACAACCTTGAATATTGGGCTGTTGGCCATTTTTGCTGCTTCTGCTTTTAAAGTAAGAGAGCGGAATACCTTAGGATCAGATGTAGGTGCTGCTAAATGCTTTAAGAATATAGATATTACTTCGTCAACTGTAGTAGCAGCAACTAATTCTTGAGTCATTTCAACATCTAGTTTACGACCAAATAAACGATGTAATCTAGAGAAGTCTGTTTCATTTGCTACGATTTCTGCAATCTGAGCAAAGCGCTTTCCTAGTAGGTAGGTAGCAGCCTTATTAAGATCGCCTTTAACTGCTCCACCAAAACCATCAGTTATTCCAACTTCAGATCTATAAAACTCTTTTAAGTATTGAGTATCTGCAATATCCATCTCTAGATCTAATAACTTAGCAATCCCAATGTTCTCAGGATCATTCATTATTTGAGCAACTAGTTCTGGATCTTGTGCGGCATAATCACGCAAGATTTCAATCTCTTTTAACTTACCATCAATTCCTGCTTTAGCAGCCTTAGCATTATCTAATGCAGTACTTGCTTCTAGAATCTCTTGTTGAGCATCTTTTATTGAAGCAACTAACTTAGCACCAAGTGCAGTACTCATTTCCGCTTTGCCAGATAATGATGTAATAACATCTGTAACGCCTACTCGGCGTGCTCCAACTTTAGCACCATTAGTGATTACAACTCCACCCATACCACCATTGATAGCACGGACATTGCTATAACCATCAGCAATCCATTGGTTCTTAACAGCATCTTCTACAAGATTAATCAATTCTTCATTTTTAGTGGCTACTGCTCTACCAATTAAAGTAGAAACGCTTTCTGCTCCACCATCAAAAACAATATCATCTACAGATGCTTGAATAGCATTCTTACCATCAGCACCCTTTTGAATGTATTTAGTTAATACAGTTCTTAGTTCGTCTGAGATATTTTCTTGTAATCTTAATTGTAAGTCATTCCAGAAATTGGTACGACGCTCTAACTCAATACCACGTTCTTCCATCGTTACACCCTTGTAGGTGCGTGAAAGATCATATAATTCTAAAGGTTCTTTTGCTGATGCAGTAACAATATACTCACCATTATCAAAAGCACCAAATTGTAATTTGCCAGCCTCAGGAGCCTCTTCTAGATAGATACCAGTAAATGTTTTACCAGTATTGATATAATCTGCCTCTAGTTGGGCTATAGAATCAACTACGCCTTCTGGCTTCTTCTCAGCAATACTCTTAACTACAAAGTCGCCAATGCTTCCATCTGCAATTGCCGCTACTGTATCAGGATCTCCTGCTACTTTTTCTCCACGACCAATACCAAATGTTAATGCTTTTTCTAGTTTATTAATAACTGCATTAGATTTAGATTGAGCAGTTCTTGTTAAATCTCTATCAGCCTTTAGATAGGTATTATCTATAGTACGGCGAATTTTCTTTTCAGCGCCATTACGTTCTTTAATTAAGGCTTTTTCTTCTTTTGTAAGATTCTTAATTTCATTTATCTTAGCAGCATCTGCTTCATCTAGAACTGCTTGGGCAGCACCTTTTGCTGCAGAAAGTTCTTTTCCACCTTTAATAATCTTGGTTACGGAACCAGGACCAAACCACATTGAAGGATCAGTACCTACTGAAAGCGTAGCATCAATAATGCCAGACATTACACGATATGGTGTACTGTTTGGATCTGCACCTAAACTATTTAATGCTGCACGACCTAAAGTAAATGATTTACCATTTACACGGCCATAAGCAGACATAGCCTTAGCCTGTCCAGCACCAACTTTACTTTCAGGGCTAACAAAGAAACCTGAACCTGTATCAATAGGTCCTTTACCAGATACAACTCCAGCAGTAGCCTGCATAAGTTGACCTAGATTTGTTGTATCCCCCATAAACATATTTGCTAAGTTTACGTTTTTTAAAACACCTGTAAGGCCAACACTATCCTTTTTGCCTAGGCTATAAAGATCGCGACCAACTGTAGTTAGATATTGATAAGGTGCTTGTAGAGTAGCAAATGTTACACGAGATGCTCCTTTTAGAACACCATAGATGCTTTCCCTAAAACCTTTGTCTTTATCTGCTTGACTCTTGATATTATCAACGTTAATTAAATCTTGCTTTAACTGAGCAATACCATCATTAGTTGATAGTTTCTCAATGCCTTTAGTAGATGAATTAAGTCCAATTTTAGCAGCACTGATTAAATAATCTTTGCTCTGATTTGGAAACATTTTTACAAGCGAATTAAAGTTCTGTATTGTGGCTTGATCTAGACCTGCGAGTTTTTGATTTACCATATTAGGTAAATTGCTCGATACAGGATCTATGTCAAATAGGCTTGTATACTTTTGCTTAGTCCAAGACTGTAATAATGGATCGACCATTAACGACCTTCTTGAATAAATGATTCCATAAGTCTACGATTTTGAGGCGTAGGATCTGCCAAGAACATAGCACGTGCTATAAGAGCATTATTATCAGGGGCATCAATAGGAGCAGGTAACTCTTCTGGCTGACGGCCAGGGGTATTTCCTGGAGCACCATCTGTAATAAAACTTGGATTAGGATTCTGTTCTGTAAAAAATGATGTATCTACTCTAGGTGTAACAATGTTTGCTTGAGTAGGATTAATTGCTGCTTGAGGTACTTCAGTAGAAGCACCTGAGGCTATATTTTGTAATTGAGTTGCTTGGCTATAAGTTCCGCCAGTAGCATTCTGAATCTTTGCTTCTCTTTGGATCTTTGCTACTCTTTCAGAAATATTTTTGTCGGTACGCTTTGCGTCCTTACCAACTCCACTTACAACTTCATTAATTGACATTATATCTCCTACTTAGTAAATTGTGTTTTAACGTTTACGGGTCCACCGCACCATACGTTATACTGAATAGCAACATTAATTGCTTTTTTAGCAGCACTTGCTGCTTTGGCATGTGTCTTTATCTCTGTATCCATTGATGCTAACGCACCAAGGGCTATAGATCCACCAGAACCAATACCGTATAAACCTTTATCATCACGCATATACCCAAAATCATCAGTAACTTGGTATACTTTTCCATTAAAGCAGATCAATGCGTCCCATCCAGCATCATCATCGCTCTTAATCTTTGGATTAGGGTCATAACCTGCCTCTGTAAGCACTTGTCTTATAGAAGGAAGTACCCTAATCATCATAAAACGGTCAGGTTCTTGCGTTTTAATTACTTTAGGTGGTTGCCATAAGTTATAAATTACATCACCAGCGGTTGCATCACCTGCAACTGCTACTAAATACTCACCAACTTTAACTATTTTGTCGCATCCTTTGGCTACATAAGGTCTATCTGTATATGTAGTCATTGAGTCTGCTGCTAAAACAGCCCAACCTTTGCCTTGAATCCCTACGATTGCAGTCATTGTCCCCTACTTAATTATGCTTGTGCTTGTAAACCTGCTAAAATCGTCATTAGATCTGGCGCTCCTTGTTGTGGAGTTCCACCAGAAGCGGATCCAGGAGTGGCTGGGGACAGGGGAGCCTGCTCTACTGGGGCTTGTGAACCTGGTGGAACTATACCAGACTGCGCTTGTGCCATTTGTTGCTCCTGCGGAGTAGGTGCAGGAGGAGTAAATACGGCCAACGCAGCATTCTCTATGCTCTCCCCGTTACGTGTACGCGTAATAACATCAGCAATGTTTTTAATCATTGGTGATGGATCTTGACCTTGTGCAGCCATAGCAGGAATTGCTTGCGCAGTTGCTGTAATAGCAGCGGTCAAATTAGAACGCATCTTTTCAATTTCAATTCGTTGTTCTTCCAAAGTAACGTTAACGGACCAAGGAAGTTCTCTACGGATGAAGTCTTTAGATACTAATTCAGCACCTAGTGCTTGC